ATTGTGTATCATGAGAAAAGCATTTTCCGGCATAACGACTTCATCACCGGCCATTGCAATTACTGAAGCCATTGAAGCCGCTATGCCTTCAATCGTTACCTTGACATTGGCCTTGTGTCGTTTCAGCACATTGTAAATGGCGTTACCATCTGTGATAACTCCCCCTGGAGAGTTTAATCTCAAATGTATGTCATCAACATCACCAAGTGCATCAAGATCGTTAAAAAAATCATCCGCAGAAATACCCCAAAAACCGATCTCATCAAAGATTCTTAGTTCTCCGGTTTTCCCCTTTTTCCTCATTGTATACCATTTATTTTTCATCATCATCCTCTTTCTGCTCAAAAAGATTAGTTTGCATCCCCGCGAATTGATCCTCTATATCGAACTTCTTTCTCATTTCTTTTTGCTCTTGAACCCCTTGATAGTGGTCCTCAAGATCAAGTCCGCGTTCTGCTAATATTTGTCTATCAGTTCGTAACCCTTGATTTCTTAATTCTATTTCAGCTTTAGAATCCTTTGATGGATCAACCCAGGCCCAGCCTTCTGCTTTCCACCATGACTCAAGGTATTTGTGCCTATTACGGAGAAACCTATCTATAGTAACGCCTGGTACTTGATCAGTAAAGACCATCCACCACACATAATCTTCCCATTCTTTTTGGCAGAATGATTTTATAAACCATTTCTGTATAGCTTTATACATTCTGCGCTCTTCGATGATTACAGCCCTGGAAGCCGCGAAATTCACCCCTTCCATATCTTTAGTAACAGTCATATAAGATGTACCTAGAGATGCAAAAACGGATTGTAGTATCATCTGTGATAAAGGTTTTACAGACTCGGTGATAGTGTCGTCACCTTTAATTATTTCTGGTTTATTGGGTGTTTTCAAAAACGATAACGATTCAACCTTCACATTGTCATCGCTGTCTTTATCGCCAGTTTGGGACCAAGGATCGGAAGAGTTTTCCATCCACCAAACATACATGGCCAGCGCCCTTGATTTAACTAATGTGTCCTCATTGAGTTGATGTACATCCCACACAGCCTCTAGCGCCGCCGATGCCCACGGAACGCCGATGTATTGCTCTGGACGTTCGTGTATAAAGGAATGGATTATTCTGTTTGCTGCGATAGGTTTTTCAACCCCTTGAAACCAATATGAAAGAGCTTTTCCATAAAGATCGACATTAATTCCATGCAAAGTCTGTTTTGTCGGCGTGTTTTCCCCAATATCTTCTGTTGATAAATCCCTTGACTTGTCTAATCGATCCGGTTCAATAATTTGTTTAGCAATGGGAATTAATTTATCATTAGTATTATCCGCTTTAACCGTATTTGTTAATACTCCACCAGAAATTCCGATTGTCCTAAGTGCGAGACGCTGAATTTCATAAAATGTCATTTCTCCGCGTCTATCATACTCATCGTTGTATCGTTTCCATCCCTCATTTAGTGCTTTATTAACTATCTCATTAGGTTTCCCGTTATTAGTCGTGACAGATGCTTTTGGGCGAATTCCAGTACACACTATGTTGTTAACTATTGAATTTATAGCACCGTGCATATAGGGATCGTTGTCATATGCATGACGTGACCTAGAGATCATCTTTGTCAAATCAGAACTTAAATTGCTATAAGGGGTTGATAGGGTTGTTCCCCAATCGGCCCTTGTACGGTCTGTTTTTGCTGCATCGTAATACATTCTAGCACGATTATAAATCTTTTTTGTCTTTTCAACGTCCAATTTGTTTTGGTCTTCTTTTATTTCCGCAATTGTAGATTTATGACTATTCGCCAAGTCATAAATTTTATCTTCAAGTTTTGCGATTTTCTTTTTGCCGAATAAATCCATCAATTATCATCCTGATCGGAAATTTTGTTAAACGTTCCGCGTACTATACCGGTATTTGAAGAATTATCAACTTTACGTTGCATCCATTCGTATAAGTCCTGTAGTTGTTTAAGAGAGGATTTTCTATACATTCGTGACCCAATTTGGACCATCGACGCGCCCGCAGTTAAGTCCATAATAGCGGTTTCGAGAGTTACAAGATTCGCTGCTGTAAACGCCACATTACCCCCGTTTAAAATAATGAGTACTAAGCGAATTCTCAGTACTCATTGAAAGGAAAAGAACTTCACACAAAAAAAGAACCCTATCAACAACTTATATCTTTTAGAACACAAACACACCTTTCCATGGCTATGAAAGCCATGACTATCGCCTGGTGGTTACACTAGAATCGAAATGATTGGGGCCTTTTTTCGCCTCAATCCTACAATTTAGTTTAGCCGAAACTTCGTACAGTCCTTTCATAGAGTCGAAAAGTGCCATCCCGGTAATATCATTTCCATCGTCAATTTCTGCGTCAAGTAATTTCTGAAGGTCTTTGATTAGGAGTACTAATTTAACTTGCCTCTCCTTATCGTTCATTTCAACTTTAACCATATCACTTCCTTTCATTTTGAAAATCTCATTACAACTTCATTTTTACCTGGAATGTAAGTCGAATCGATATAAGAATATCCGCTTTCATCCATTTTATTCATCAACGCTTCTTGATCTACTGTGTCCGTTGCTGCTGACACCATAACCTTATAATGTCCGACCTTATCCACACTAACAACTGGTTCGCCATTACCTTTTGATTTTTTTTTGCTCATAATATTCCTTTCTTCTATCTATTATCACTTTTCCGTTTTCCTCTTCGTATATTGCACCCGTATCACAATACAATACCTCATCAGCTTTTATTGGTCCATGCTGTTTAAAACCAGTCTCATCTAAAACATCTATCCATTTAATTTTTATAAATATCCTATCATAATTTCCCCGGAACTTCTCACCATTTACCCGGCGATATCTTGAACCTTTACTCAAAAAAACCTCTTTACTGTTTTCATCGGTTCCATATTCTTTATCGACTTAGCCGCATCAGCAATAACACGCAAACCAGAACTTCGACACATGCTATCAGAATTAACGCCATCAGAACAAAGGCATATATCCGCAATCCATTCTTCCTCGCCATCTAAATCTCTAGCGAAAACCCGATATGGTTCTCCATCAATATTACACCCGCAATTATCACATTTCATCTTGACCATCTCCTTCCAGATTGCCCACCACCACGATTAAATGCATGTCTATGTTTTTTCTTTGGGATTTCCTCTACCGGCCCCTGTACTTTAACCGTATTCGTGTTGTCAATCATCATCATACCGTCTTCCGTGAATAAATGTAAATCCAAGTTTAGAATTTTAGCCGATGCGAAAGAGAGATTGCAGCAATCCCGATAATGATCATTTTTCAGACATACCCATTTAATCTTCACAACGCCATGTTTACTTTCCTCCTCAACACCGTATTGTGCGGTAATCTGAGTCAGATAGTCTTCCTCAACGTCTTCCGGGAGATGCCAGATATCCGTCTCTATATATTGTGCAACTTGTTCGCTAAATAATTGAGTTTGTCCCAAATAAAACGATTCTTTTTCAGATTTTTTGATCATTGGCAGCTTTGGATTGACTATTGTGGACCCTATATATCCATGTAACCAAGGGATATTATTACAAAGATGGTCCACATCTGCCGGTCGATGTCCCCCACGATCAATAAACCCGAATTTAATATTAAGAGAGGCCCCATCTTCCCGGGTCAAAGGTTTTGACAATAATTCCTCCTGAAAAAGAGAAAATATCTCACTACGATCTTTAAACAGCTCATCATTCACCGAACACTCAATAAATCCATGCCTTAACAACCAAGATTCCATGTTCCGACCAAAACCACGTATTTCATAATAAAACCCTGAGTCCTGAGTATCCATACCACAAACGACAACCTTGACCCCCCTCGGCACTTTACTATCCTGAAGATATCCCAGGCATTTAGTAAGAAGACTATCGCCATCTAAACGACTTGTTTTGATCTTATAGAATCTAGCCATATCTTCATTTTGATAAACTCTAAATGTTTCTGGGCTTTTCCGAGACTCAAAAAATCGAGCCAAACACTCATAAAACTTATAAGAAGAATCGACCAGCCTATTCCAATTAAAACACACCGCCTCATACCCTTCTCTATCACATAACACATTACCGTTTTTCGTAACCTCTTCTGCATCTTGACAATACTTCCCCTCTTCAATTTTCGGAGCGGCCCAAACGACTTTTTCCATCATTCCGGGCCTATCTCCCTCTTTTATTTCTTCAGTGCATTTTTCGCACTCATATCTCACAGCCAAATCCTTTTTCCGTCGTATTCTCGCGCTGTCCTTTGTCTCAACACCATCAGGGCACACTTCAAATATCTGTGAATCTGTCAATACCTGGTAGTGCCCACAATGAGGACAAGGCACAAA